ATGGCTGCGCTGGTGGACCCTTGGCGAATGAACTTGGCGGCTGCCGCAGCCGCGGTGCTCCAAGTGTACTGGGAGCCGCTGTACAGGCGATGGCCGTTAGTGCTGGTCGGGGCGGACCCGTCAAACGTACACATCACGTCGGCGTCCTGCACGTCCAACACGATCATGTTGGTGATGTCATTGAACGCGGAGAACTGCACGCCACCAGCAGTAGCGTCCACCGTCAAACGCTGATCGGTAACCGGGCTACTACGATAGTAGGCCGGCTTCGGGAAGATGTTGTTAAGATTGAACGAGGCCATAATGATTGGTTACCAAGAACGATTCTGACTTGTGACGTGGGTCGCCACCTGCATTTGGAAGTTGTCCGGCATCTGCCGCTCGATGCGATCCCATTCGTTGAGCTTCTTTAGCTCCGCCGTCTGGTAGGCCTGCGCGGCCTTGTCCATCTGGCCGTCCTGCACCAGCCAGTCGCCATAGGTCTGCCAGACCAGAATCCCACCGAGGCTTTCGGGCAGCTCCTGCAACTCCCACTTAGAGGGGGTGTCCTCGGGATCCTGCCCAGCAGTCGTCGCAGCCAGGCACTTCCAGTAGTCGGACGTTCCGGTCAGGGCGCCAGTCGTCCGGGTGTAGTAGATGTACTGGTCAGCCACATAGGTGGATGAGGCGCTGAATGTGTCCCCGCTGTAGTTGTAAGGGGCACGGCGGTAGAACAGGTAGACCGGGTTGGCAGGGTTGGTATTATACGAGACGTACCCATTCGTCCCCATGAATCCACCAGCCGTGGAAATCATCTGGAAGCCCGTGTCCGTGACCACATACCCCTGCGGGCGGGGGTAGCTCACCATCGCCGGGTTGTCGATCCAGGCTTGGAACAGGACATCAATCACCTTCTCGCCAGTCTGGTCGTACGGGACGATGAACTGGTTGGGGCTCACATTCGTCTGCTGCACCATCAGGTTGCCCCAGAGGTACACGCCCTTGGTGATATCCCCGGCGTAGGAGATGGTGCTGCCATCGGTGGACACGTTGACCGAGTAGATCTGGGAGGTGCAGGCAGCCCCCGTCGTGTACGTGATGGTGCAGAGGAAGAAGCCGTTCGGGCACTGCTGGATATCCGCCGAGGTGACGTTGGCCTGCGTGCCCACCGTCCCCGCCTGCACGTTGAAGAAGGCGCTAAAGGTCGTCGCCCCGTCATTGACCGCTAGGCGGATGTAGTCGCGGCCGTTCGGGCGGGCGTACACCGAGACCTGATAGTCCGTGCTCGGGAAGCCGCTAACGGTCTGGGTGACCTTGTGCTCACCCGAGGTGACCGTCTCCAGCACCTTGTTGGCCGTCACCCGGTTGTCCGCCGGGTTGTTGATTGAATTTGCCGTGACCGAGACGTTGGTGCCGGTCCAGACACTGGTCTGGCTCAGATCGTTCGCGTACGTCAACAGGTTGCCCGCAAAACGGGCCTCGCCCCAGATCGAGACATCCGGCCAGTTCCCCGCACCCCAGATCTGCCGGACGTTGGAGTTGAACAGCGTATTGATGCTGTCCGCCGTCTCCGTGGTCAGCCGGCTGATCGGAACGCCGATCAGGCTGCAGATGTGGTTCAGCGCCTTGCTGTACGGGGTCGTCCTCAAGATGCCTTTTGGGCCATCCAGCCACCCGTCAGACCGTGACGGGCCGGATTGACCTTGGGCCGGTAGCCCTTCGCGCACATGTTGGGGTTATCCTTCAAGTACTCCGGCAGCCACTCATGCACCTTGACGCCATGCTGCTGCTGGAGGCGGTAAAAGAGGCGCCCGTCGATGCGGGCCGCCAACTGTCCCAACCCATCCATCTTGGTCGAGCCCTGCGCCGCCATGATCTTGGCGCGCTCGACCTGCCGCAGGCCCGCCGCAGCCTTCTCGGCCGGCAGACCCTCCTCCATTTCACGCCAGAACTCGCGGACGACGTGCTTGGGCAGGGCGGTGATGATCTCGGGTTCCGCAGGGACCATAAAAGGGGAAGGGGGCAGAGCCCTTTCGGGATGCCCCCTGGTGTGGCCTTAGCCCAGCCGATTCGGCTGGCTTAGATCCACGATGTTTAAGTAGATGTCCAACTCGCCGGCCGTCAGGGCCGAGGGGCTGCCGCCGGTCGCATTCGTGAAGATGGCCACCAGATTGGCGGTCGCCGTCGCGGTGCGGATCGTGGCAGTGGTCGGGACGCCCGCCAGCACGCCAGCCGTGAGGACCGACTGAGCGGTCACCAAGCTGTTGGTGGTGGTGGTCGTACCGACCTGGATGGAGAACGCCGTCGTGCCCGCAAAGGCAGTCGTGATGTTCACCAGCGCGTTGTTGAGCACATACTTCGACGGCAGGGCGCCGAGGGTGACGGTCACGGTGTCGGTCGAACCGGAACCAAACGCCACATCGGACGACTGGACGTTGAACTTGTGCGAGAAACCGCGGGCCTGCTCCTGCAGCGAAAGCTGCGAGGTGCGGGCGCGGGCGATAGTAACAGCAGTATCAGCCATGGTAGTTTCCTCCTGTGTTGATGGCTACGTTTAGCTGGTCGCGGCAAACTTGCCGAGGCCGAGCGGATTCTTCACCATCAGGGTGAGGGCCGCGAGGATGAACCCACGGCGACCGCCGCCGAGGTCCGGCAGCTCGTTGGACTCGATGCCGAGCATGTAGCCCACGCCCACCAGCTCCGGGTCAATGACATAGCCACGGGCCTTCTGCTGGTTGGTGGTGGTCGAGGGATCAGCGCCGTCCAGGATGCCGTTGAACAGGTCGGGAACGACCGTCACGGTGTGGAAGTCGCCGACGTACACGGTCACGTCCAGATCGATCTGGTGGGACGTGGCATCCTGCGTGACCTGATAGGTCTTCGTGGTGCCGGACGAACCCTCCTGACGCTGGAACTTGGAGATCGCCCGCTTCAGATTCGGACCCGCGAAGAGCGTGTACGAACGACGGCCGCCGACCTGTTGGAAGATCGACTGGAACACGTCATTGAAGGCGGACTCACCCAGGGAGCCAGTAGCCGTGGTGTCGATGTTGGCGGCCGGCGTGCGGAACGCGGCCGGGACATCGCTGCCAGGCGTGGCGCTGATCCACTTGCCGAGCGACCGCATCTTGTAGGGGGCCGGCGGGGCCTCCTGCTGGCGGTCATTGTCGGAACCGATGCAGGCCTCAAGGGACCGCTTCAGTTCGCGCATGCATTTCATCTTGGCATTGGCGACCTCGCTGGACACGCCCGCGACATCGGACGCCTCCTGCAGGCGGGAGACCATCCACTGCTCGCGGAACTGCTGGACGTAGTTGCCGATCCGAGCGCGGTTGACGGCCTGGTTGGAGAAGGCGAGGACATCCTGGCCTTCAAGGACGCCGCCAAAGCTGACGGGCGTCAGGCTATCGACCTGCCACTCTTGGTAGGCATTGGTCATCCGCTTCGTCTTGGCGAAGGTGGAGATCTTGGGAGTATCCTCGGGAGAGAGGATGGTGAGGAAGTCGGTGAGATCTTCACGATCCCCCGCGACGTTGTAAGTAGTGCTAAGAGCCATGTGATTAACGAGCTTGCTTGGCCGCCTCTCGGGCCAGGAGGAATTGGACTGCCTCGCTTGTCGTGACTCCACCCTTCTTGGACAGATGCTGCCGGAGGGCATCAACCTGCGCCTGCGACTTGGAAGTCGATGGCGTGCGGTTGTCAGAAGAACCTGCGGTCGCCACCGTCTGGGACGAAGGTGGCCGGCTGGAAGGAATCACGCCAGCCTTCGCAGGCTTGTTGGCGGACGCCTTCTTCTTCTCCATTGCCTTCAGACCCTCAATCTGGACGCCGATGATCCAATCCGCGTTGGGCAGATTATGGAGCCACGGCATCTGCATGTAGGCCTGCTGGGCCGCAACGTACTCAGGCGTGCTCTTGTCCCGCAGGAATGGGAATTCCTGATAGGCAATCTTTTGCGCTTCAACACGTTGCGAGAGAAACGCCTTTCGGGCAGGAATGTCATCTTCAAGCGTCTTGTCCGCGTTGATGATGATCGTCGTCAGCGCCTCCTGATCCAGAACCTGATCTCCCAGTTGGATGGGCTCAAAGTTCCGTTTCGCAAGTTGCTGCTGGGCAAAGCGTTTGGCTTCCTTCGCCTGTTGGGCGAGGGTGTCCAGTTGATTGATGTTCTCAATCTGGGCGAGCGGCGTACCCGTGTTGGGTAGCGGAGTCATAGGCACGTCCGGGACTTTCGTCTGGGCTTCCTGCTGACTCTTGGCGATCTCCAGTTTGAGTTCGTTCAACTGGGCCTCAAGGGCCTTACGCTTGGCGACTTCCTCGCCGATACGTTTGTTGATATTCCTCTTAACCTCTGGCGGAATCTGAGAAGGAACGGAATCATCTTCCGCTTTGGATTCTTGGCTTGGGGCCGGTGAATCCTCGGCATCGGATTTTTCGACAGACTCGGTTGGGTCCGCTTCTGTTGATGCGGGTTGTTCAGCCGTTTCGGGCTGGGCGACCTGTTCCGCGGGTGCCGTTTGTCCCTTGGCGTTCTCGGCCTGCATGTTAAGCAGACGTTGAGCGGCTTGGGCGACACTCAGGTTGCCACTGACTTTGGCATCGGCTTTTGCCTCGGACGCTTGTGGCGCTTCAGCAGGCTGCGAAGTAGCTGTAGCTTGTTCGTTCATCATGGGTTTAAGGCCCCCAAGGGCAGGATCATGGGTTTAAGGCCCCCAAGGGCATGCTGAGCGGAAGCTCAGCGCCATCAGCCGTGCTACTAACTAGCGGCTATGTCAACAGATATTCTTATACCTGCTCCCGCTCGGCATCCGCTTCCGCCAGCCGGGTGAGCACAAAATCATCGTACAGATTGATGATCGCCTCGTAGGCCCGAAGTTCCCCCACCGCAGCAGTCGTCAGCCGGTCGTCCTTCACCACCGCGTCGTTCATCAGATCCAGCATCGTGTTGTGCTGGATCTCGCGCAGGGCATCAACGAAGTCCTGGAAGGCGTCGTTACCGACCAGCCGCTGCACCGAGGTCTTGAGGCGCTCGGTGCGTTCAAACGGAGTGAGGATTAGTTTTTTGCGTGGCATCAAGTCGAGGTGCTGGCGGGCATCGGGCCGGGCATCGCGGCGCCCAGGCGGCCGATGGTCGCGTTCTGCTGCTGCTGCATCTGGAACTGGTACTGCTTGGCGCGGGCGTCCAGACGGTCCTTGAAGGACTTGTCCTGCGCGTACCGCTGCTGCACGTCAGGCTGCTGCAGGTACTGCTGCATCACCTGCAGGCCCAGTTGCGGCGGGGTGCCGATGCGAATGTTTTTTGGGATCCCGGCAAAGATCTGCGCCAGATCCTGCTGCTCGTCATTGACCACCTGTTGCTGGCCGGTCTTAGCCGGGCGGATGATGCGCTCCGCGATGTTCGGGTCGATGGAGGACACGAACGACTGGAAGAGGGCGCCCCAATCGCAGACGCCCTCGCGGTCGAGGGACTGGGCGCCCTGGATGATCGCGGTCCACTTTTCTGCCATCATCTTGAAGTCGGTGCTCTGCACGTCCCACGACAGGTAGAAATCGAACTCCTCGTTCACGTCCCCCTTGTTGAACACCATCGAGTCCGCGTCCTTGACCCCCATCACGCGGAAGATGACCTGATCGTTGCCGTACTGCTTGTACAGTTTCCAGATCTGCCGGAAGCTCTTGGCCAGGCAGGTGAGGAATTTATTCACCTCAAACTGATTATAGATAGGATCGACGGCGGGGTCGCCCTTCTGCGCGGCAAAGCCGTTGTACTCCTTGAAGGAAGACTCCAGCAGGGCCTCGGAATTCTCCGTGTTCATGTCCGGGATCGGACGGTCCGCGTAGTGGTATTCGTTTGGCCGACGCTCGGAAATCATCGCACCTGGACCCCAGCGGCCCGGCGGGCGGCCCTGCGGATAGCAGATGGGCGGCAGGACGCCGAGGGACGCCGCGTCGATCCGGGCATCCTTGTGCGCCTTGATCTGATCCTGCCACGGCTTGCCCGGCTCCGGGACGCCGCGGGAGTCGTGCAGCTTCCGCGACAGGTACTCGCGGCGGTAAAGGACGAACGGATACTCGCCGTGAGCGTAGCCGAGGAGCCCGGTCTTTGCGAACCCCGAATGTTTGTCATTCGGCGGCATATGCGGGTGGAATACCGTACAGTAAATGCCGGGGATGCCGTCCTCGTCGGAGAGCCGCTGGTAAGCGTACACGACGCCGATCTTATCCGTGAACCGCTGCTGCGTGTAGACAAACGAGCGGCTGATGGGCTGCAGGTACTCGGAGGGACTAAGCGTGATCAGGCGTCCGCGCTGGGTCTCAATCGCCTTTTCCACCCAGTCCTTGTCCCAGCCGTCGTCGCGGACCAGTTGGCGCAGTTGCTCGGCGGTGAAATACTCGACCCGGTAGATGCCCGGCACCCGCTCCAGATCCAAAGAGAACGACGGGATGAACAGATTTTCATCGAGGTTGAAAGCGCGGACCACCGGGTAACTGCGCTCCGGGCCGTCCATCGGCACCGAGGTCTCGCCGGTCTTTCGCAACTCCCGCAGCATCGATCCGGCTTTTTGCCGGGAGCAGCCGTACTGCTCCTCAAAGATGCTCTTCAGATCGTCCTCTGCGCCCTTGTCGTTGATCAGTGCGGTGATCTCGATCTGCGGGAACTGCGCCTGCAGCTCCTCCAGCCGCACGTTGACCAGCACCTTTTCGCGGCGCTTCTCATAGAACTGGCCCATCACCGCCAGGCCCTTCTCGTTCATGTAATTCGCGGCGATCTCAATCTCCCGCTGAACCTCCGGGATCTGCGTCTGGATCAGCCAGCGCATGAAGTTGGACACCAGTTGCGACCGGGCCATGTCGTTGGCGCCCACCGGCACGGCGACCAGATTGGCCCGCTGGAAGGCCATGCACTGCATCGCCACCTTCTTGTTGATGATGTTATCAACGAGGAAGACGCGAAGGTCCGAGGCGCCGTCCCACGGGGTGGGGCTGACCTTGCTGCCCTCGCGGGCGTGCTTCTTGCCATCGGAGGACTGCCCGTTCCAGATGGCGTACCGGGTCTCGTAGTTGCACCGGCATTGGTCGATGTAGGGCTGGTTGTCGCGGACGCAGTCCTCAAAGGCTTTGACGAGGACGTTGAAGTCGGGGCCGGAATCGCCCACGGGGGCAAGTTGCAGGCCGGGGTCTTTGGGGACGGAAGTCGTGATGGAGTCGATGGAACTCATTGCTAACGCCGGTTATATCCTAGCCCTTCAAGTGGCAAGTTAATAGCTCCACGTCCGGTTATCCTCCGCGGGCATTGCCTGCGGGTCCACAAACTCGCAGTTGGAAACCAGCAGGTAGCGGAGGCAGTCAATTGGATCCTTGGTCGCCTCCTCCTTGCCGCCGCGGGCGGTGTATTCCTGCATCGAATAGACCAGATTCTGGCAGCGGTCGGAGATGTAGAGCTTCGGCCCGTTCAGTGCGGAAATGGGCTTCTTGTCGTCGTAGGCCAGCAGGCTGTTGATCAGTTGCAGGCCGTTCTCGATCTCCACGCCGGGGGCGGGGATGTACGTCATTCCGGCGTCGTCCAGTTCCGAGATAATGGTGGTCGCCCCTTCGGCTGATTGTCTTTCGGCGGCGCCCAGTC